TGGTTCCCAGCACCTGCTCGATGGCGATCACTTCGTCATGGATCTCGTTGACCGAGTAGGCCCAGATGACGTCGGTGTAGTCGTGGAAGGTGTTGAAGACCTTCAGGGCGATGGGATAGGTCGCCGCCATTAGTAGTTGATTCCTCCGTTGGCCGTGACGTTGATCTGGTATGCCTGGGGAATCTCGTATACGGCGCACACGATATCTCCGACCGTGGTGGCGACCTCGTTGCGGAAGAGCGCAGTCACATTGACGTAGTCGACTCCCTCGACGTTCATGATGGCGTGGTAGACGCTGGACAAACTGACCCGATAACCAAAGTCGACTACAGAGAAGAGGAAGAGGTTCTTGATCGCCGCGATCGCTGCGGACTGTACGGCTGCGTTTTGGTATTGAGGCAGGACCTGCACTGAGGCGGTCACGTTGCAGGGCACATATCCTGTCGACAGGACGCCCGCCTTGCTGTACTGCGGAGCCACGACCACAACCGACGTGGTCACCATCTTCTTGTCGTCCAGGTAGCCGGTGTAGGCCGAGTTGGTGACCGAGGGGGCCAGGGCACCTACCGCCGCGTTCAGCGCTGCCACCGTGGTGATCGGATCATTGCCGAACCCGAAGAAGTCACCCGCCGGATGGATGTACACGTTGACGGCGTTATACGCGGTGGACGTGGCTGCCGCTTTGGCGATCTGAGGGATATTCAAAGTGAGGGCGGAGTAGTCATCCAGACTCACTGCTCTGTTGATGGCCGTGATCGACAGGGGCGCGTGGATGCGTATGTGGTCGGTTGTCTCGACGTCCGCTCCACCAGAAGCGGGTTGGGGGTTGGTGACGGTGGTGATGTTCCCCGGCCCGTTCTGCAACTGGGTCAGAGTGCTGGCTGCCACGTTGCCAATGGAACCGCCACCCACCATGTAGTCGGCGGTGATCAGAGCGCCCGGCGCAGGTATACGCCCGGCGATGTTGTCACCGAAGCCGACCGTCACCACCCCGTTGGCGTCAGTACTCAAGGTGTAGGCCGGATCACTGGAGAAAGCGTCCACGATGCGCTGGAAGTACTGCCATGGCAGTGGGCCACTGCCCTCATCGACATAGACCACCACGCTGCCGTCGATGACCGGGGTGTTGAAGAGGGTGAACTTCTGGGCTGGGGTGCCGTCCGAGATGCCGATCCCCTCACCCAGCGTGGACTGCCCATTCATGGCTGGTACTAGTCCGCTGTACGTCGAGGGCGGGGCGGGCTGATACTGGACACTGATGGTGGAGCCGTTGGCCGGGATGGCCCCGTTAGTACCGTTGCCGAACTGGATGATATTGCCCTGCACGACGGTGAAGACCGTGGCTGTGCTGGCTACTCCAGCGAAGGAGTTTCCCGGAGCCAGGGTCCATGTTGTCGCACCGACCGTCACGGTCTGGTTGCCGTTGCCCCCGTTGAAGATGTACCAGGGCGTGTGAGGCGGGTTGGGGTCAGCAGCTTGCAGCACGATCACCTGGTTGGGCTGACCGTTGCTCGTGGCGGTCACCGTGTGCGTGACACCGTCGCCGAAGATCCAGAGATCCTGCGTCGTTTCGAAGATGACGGGCGTACTGCCGATGGTCGCCACCTGGGTGGAGTTGGCCGGGATCAACACGGGCGCAGACGGCGCGTTGATCGTGAACTGCAACGTGGCATTCGCGGCCACATTGCCGTGGGGCGTGTAGTCGAGCAGAGTGGCCAGATTGAGGATCGACTGACGCTGTTGAGCCGTTGCAATGAACGACTCATTCGCGACGCGATCGCTGTAGAAGTTCAGGATGTCGCCCATGTAGGCGAATAGCTCGATCAGCACGATCCCGAAGTCGCCGGGCGAGCGATCAGTCCACTCCGGCATGTAGGACGGGATCAACGTCAGCAGATCGTTGACCAACGAGGCGTAGTCCCGACTGGTGTAGTCGATTGGCGGGACATTGATGCCGGTGGGGATCACATCGGAGATCGTCCCCAGCGAGACCGGTGCGACGCTCATTATGTGGTGACCTCGACGCCAACGCCGCCCAGGGTGACGGTGACGCTATAGGTAGTAGGGGCTGACCCCACCGAGAACTGGATGTCCAGCATGACGACGCCGGAGTAATCTGGCTGAGGAATGAAGTCGATCTGATTGATCGTGACGTTCGGTTCCCAAACAGCGACGGCTTGCTGGACGTCATTGATGATCTGGTTCTCGATCAGCGGATCACCGTTCTCCCAGACGAAGTTGAAGATCCCGGCCCCGTAGCTAGGCCGCATGACCCGCTCTCCAGGGTTGGTCAGCAGTATCGCCAGGATGTGGTTGCGTGCCCAAGCCACTGGGTCAGTGTCATAGGCGACTTCTCCGGCCGCGTCGATATTGAAAGGTTGAGCCATCTCCCATACCGGGGGAAGCTGGCGGAAGTTGGTGGGGACGATGAAGCTCACGGGAGCGCCCTCACCGTCATGAAAGCGAAGGGTGCGCCGACCCGGCCTGAGAGTCCAGCGGTGGAGTATTGGTGCTGGACGCTCAAGGTGTCGCCGACCACGCAGGGAATGATGTCGGTAGCTTGGGCCGTGTAGGCCGCGTTGGCGATGGTGGAGTCAGGACTACCGCCCCACGTCTGTCCGACTCCGTTCTTGCAGAGCCAGATGTTGCACCACTGATTGGCTGCCGTGGTGGCAAAGCCAACCTGGGCTGAGATGAGGTAGTCGGCGTTGATGGGGCAGGTGAAGATCCCTCCGGCAAACCCCGTGCCCCACGAGATCGTGTCGAACCCGTAGGTGACGAGCGTGGTTGAGGTGGGGTAGGCGGCAACTCGACAAGCACGAGCGTGGATAGGGCCGGTAGGGGTCGGAGCCGAGAACTGCCGGATGTCCTTGGGGGTGAGCGTCGTGGTCCCAGTGATCGACATGAGCGGGATCTCGTAGATCCCGTTCTGGTTCTGGGTGGGAACGGTCTGGCCCGGCACGAAGTAGAAGGCGATCGAGCGGGCGGTGGGATCCATACGGGCCACGACCATGCCAGCACCAGTGACGCCGACCGTCTTAGGGGAGTCACTCTCCCCGTAGTAACCATCGATCCACACCGCGCCGGTCTGGATCGTCACCACGGAGCCAGCGAGACTCGGTCGTAGGGCGTTTAGGTAGCTGGGTACGACACCGGATCCGTACCACAGACGGGCCATGAGCCGCCAACGGGCCGAAGTGGCGGTAGCACCCGACCCGGTGTCGAAGGGGAAGTAGTTGTCGACTACCGTCATTCTTCAGGCTCCTGGGGCGGTGGTGCGTTGTGCTGCGCCCAGAGCCAGTCCGGGAGCAGGTCACTTGGATTAGGGGGGGACTCGGAGACTTCTTCTCCGGTGTCGTGATTGATGAACTTTCCGTCCTCGTAGTCGAGCGTGATCACGCCGCCGGAGGTCGAGCTACCAGGGTCAGCCCCAGTGTCATCGAGGTCACTGATATCTGAGGTCCCGGCGTCCCCGCTGTCACTCGCCATCCCAAAGTCTTCTTTCCTTGAGTCGTCGGTATTAGGGCTGAGAGGCCGACCGGAATAGCAAGCTGTCCACCAGCAGGGCCAGCCCCTGGAATGCTCGGCGTAATAGTCGGCGAAGTCTGTTGATCGGATTGCCCGAACTGGTACGTCAACTGGCAGATGGCAGTCTGAGCTTGGCTGGCGTCAGTGAAGGTGACCAGCAACGTGCCGTTCAGCATGGCCCAGGTCGTGTATGGGACTCTCGACGTCAGAATGTTCATCTGGCTGGTTGTACCGGTCCCGACCGAGACTGGGCCAGGGGCGCTGTTCCACCATCCCATACCCATGCCTGATGTGAACAGGTTGCGGAGGTCGACCAGGGTCGTACCACTCACCAACCAGAGTGGCATCTCCCACTTGTTGGCATCCTGCTCGTAGTTGGTGGCCGGGTTGGAGCCGTAGTCCACCACCTGGTCGCGGTAATAGATCGAGACGTTCTGGTTGACGAGATCGGCTCCGGCCACGACGGTGCCGTTGGTTCCCACCCCGGTGATGGTCTGAGGATTCTGGACCTCGCCGTAATAGCCGTGGAGGAACAGGCCTCCGGTCTGGACTGTCACGGTCGTGCCCGCCAGGGTGGCGTTGAGTTGGTTCAGGTAGTTGGCCAGGATTCCGTCCGGTGCCCATAGCTGAGCCATCTTTCGCCAACGAGCGGTATTGGCGGGTGCGCCATTACCCAGGTCGAAGGGAAAGAACTCGTCAAGTAGGGCCATCTACGCTTCCGGCTCCTGCCCAATGGTGTGTAGAGCGCCCGGATTGATCCCCGTCTGCTTCTGCCCGTGGGTGCGGGCGTTCAGGTAGTCGGTCATATGGGACGGCACCTGCCCCATGCCCAACGTGTAACGCATCGCAGCCCCCATCCCGGCCCGCCGGAAATACTGGGCACGAGTGTGTGCCTCCACCACGTTGCTGACGGCCTGTTTCACGGCGGGCTTGTTGAACTGAAGTCCGTTGGCGTTGCGGTTGACGAAGTGACCTATGCCCGAATCGGCAAAGCGGGACGGGAACTTCATCTGAAGCTGCTCAGCTTGCGGCTGCGGACCCCTGGAGACACTCGGCCCCTGACGAGGGACACTCCCAATATCGAATAGTGATCCTTGGTCCGACATCCTTACCTCCAGGGTTCGTAGGTGTTCACTGCGGCTCGGTCTGGATCCGATGTGTAGTGCCATGGCTCGTACCTATCGACCCCTGCTGCCGCCCGTCCTGGATCTGATGTGTAGTGCCATGGTTCGTTTCGATCGATCCCTGAGCTTGACTGTCTCGGTTGTTGACTGGGAGGCGTTTCATGGAACTGTGGTCCGAGATTTCTATTTGCATTTGGTGTAGCTACGGTTCTCCGCCCGAACAGACCCTTGCGCCCGCTTCTACCCTTCTGGGCCTCTCGTGCCCATTTCGTTTCGGAGTATGGGATCGCATCGGCCATCCTTACCTCCAGGGCGGGGCGAGCTTGCGTAGCTGGGTGGTACGTCCGACGCCTCCAGTCGCGCCCTGCATGGACTGCTGGGCTGGGCTGTAGTTGGGCAGCAGTGACAGCTTGGGAGCGTTGCGCTCGACCAGTACCTCGGTGCCGAAGGGCACGCCCTGGGCCATGCGCCTCAGCCCTCGGTCGGGCTGTAGCTGGCGAGGGAAGAAGTAGTCAGCCGGGTCGATCTTCTCGCCCTTGTGAACGCCCCGGACGTAGGAGCGCTGGTTCTGTCGGGTCTTGAGGCTGTCGAGCAGCCGGTCACCACGGCGGGTGTTGATCGTTCCCAGGTACCCATCCGGGTACATAGCCTCCGGCGTACGGTTGTAGGCGCTGCGTCGGGCATCCAGGGCGTCGCGGTAGTACGGCCCCATGCCACCGCCGCCCCCGGCGGTGTTGGCATTGCCGGGCGCGCCGTAGTTGTACGGCGGCAGAAACTGCCAGGGTGTGAAGGTGCCCCTGGGCATGTCAGCCTGTTATCGACGTGGCGTCGAAGAAGCTCCTGACCTCTTCGGATCGAGAGTGAGCGACGGGCATCAACTGGCCGAGAAAATGTGGATCCTGTGGATCCCGGATTGAGGCGTCTTTTTCTGACGCCACCATGTCGTAGGTCGGGCCGTGCGGCTCCTTGAGGACGTGGTCGGCGTACTCATAGCTGCCGCCGCCTCCGCTCGTGGGGGCCGAACTCGCCCCCCAGGTTCCTCCTCTGCCGTTACTCATCCCATCCCCTGTTCGCTCATGCCCGTCGAGAACGACGCGGCTCGGCTGGACTGGGAGGGCACGACCCGACCTCCACCCTGGGTAGGTACCGGAGATTGCTCCGGCATCTTCATCGAGGGAGACACGGTCAGTCGGGCACCAGCGGACTCTCCTGGCGACAACCGGCCACGAGCCGGATGCGGCTCAGCTTGCACCCCGGCCTTCACTCCGGAGGCGAAAGCGGCGTTGTCAGAAGACAGTGGAGACTCTCCACGTCCATAGGTGTCGCTGCCGGTCTCATAGCTATCCGGCACGCCTTTGAGGTGCCCTGCTGATCCCATAGAACGACCTCCAGTCGAAGGGACGGACACGTTTCCTCTTGCTGTTGCTTCTGCTTGGCTCAATGCCGCGTCACCGCTGGGTGGGTAACCACCCCAGTTACCTTCCCCTCGTTCAGCCATCATCATGTGGCTGGAGGAAGCGCCCATACGGCGGCGGATTGCGTGGCCTACCTTGCGCTGATCTGCCATAGGAGAAATGCTAGAGCGGGGTCACCTTCCGACCCGGACCAGTCGGCGTTTGGGAGCTACCGCGGTCGGGTCAAACTCGGTGCGACCTTCCAGGTTCTTGCACACGTCTTGCTGGAACTGCGTCATCTCTGGGTCGGCGTCCATGGCGTAGGCGACCCTGGCCAGCACATAGGCCTCGGCGATGTTGGTGTCATTGAAGTCCATGCTCCAGCGCTTGAGTACCTCCTTGGGGATCATCTCCTTCTTGGTGTTGCCGTTCCCGGCCACGAACTTCTTGAGTTGCTGAGGAGCCACCAGCACCGGGTAGGCCCGCCGATCACTATGTGGGAAGTGAGCCAGGATGGTGAGCTTGATGGTGGCCCCGATCTCCCCGGAGGCGTGCTGGCCGTACCTCTCGGCCATCGAGTAGGCCTCCATGGCGATCATCTTGATCTCCCCGATCTTGTCGAGCTTGCGTAGCTCGTCGTGGATCTCCACCATCAGGCGACGTAGCCGCAGTACCCCTGATGGCATGGTGCCCTTGGGCTTCCAGGTGGTGATCAGCCCTCTGGACGGACTCCAGGCCACCAGGGCGCAGTTCTTGGAGCCGGGGTCGATGCCCACGTAGATGTCGGTCATCGACCTGGATCTTCCGCGTACCTACCCTTGTGCCGTAGAACCTCCTCCAACTCCGGGGTGAAGTCCTCCTGCTCAGACCAGTCCTCTTTCAGGGTCTCAGCCAGCCGGAAGGTCAAGGGGCTGAACCTGACCGGCGCACAGTGCATGCAGGCGTTGGCCTTGTCCATGTAGTAGAAGTGATCAAAGGCCCACAGTAGGGCGTCTTTCATGGCGCTCCTCGATCTGCTCGCCGGTACCCCGGAGACTTGGCGTCGGTGCGCCGGGTCAGTTCCCGGCTCACCACGGCGGCGTCGCGCTCGGCTGACTCAAACAGCATCTGCTTGAGCTTCTTGCGGGCGTAAACGACCTTCAGGACGTCTCTGGCGCTCTGTACGGCTGGCTCCAACTCCATCTGCGCTCGCACCCAGGTAACGGCCTCTGAGACCCTCTCCGGCTTGTTGGCGGTCATGTAGAGACCCTCCAGCTTGCGAACCTCGGCGTCGGCGTAGCGCTCCCGGATCTCCTCGATAGCAGCCTGGTTCTGGAAGAAGTCCGTCCAGCGGGTCAGTTGCACAAAGAGGGCCATGAGTTCCTTGTCGGTGAGGTCATCCAGGTCCTCCTCCAGCTTGGGCAGACCGAACTCCGGCTGCTCAGGCTCCGCGATCCCCAGATCTCGATAGACGTCGCGCCGGACGCCGTTCACCGACCTGGCCCACACTGCTGTCTCGTGCAGGCTCAGTGGCCTTTGCCGCTTGAGCCGCCGTGGAGCGACGGACAAGGATCCTCCTTCGGGGTTCACCGCCACTCCTCTCGTATCGTTTGCAGTCCGGGCAGCCGTCGAAAGGGCAGGCCGGGATGTTGCCGCCCTGGAGGGCCATGACGACCTGGCTGGCCCAGTCCAACCGGTCGGCGATGCGCTCTTCCCGGTACTTGACCACCATTTCCTTGACTCGTTGGTTCCATTTGCATTCGTAGAGGTAATAGAAGGTCTCTGGCGCTCCCATGTAGCTGTAGAAGTGACCTTGACGAATGTGGGACGGGAACGGCACCCGTATGGAGTCCCATAGGCCGTCGTAGTCCAGGAACTCTCGGTTCCGGCCATTGATGTTCAGCTTGTAGGTGTGGGCCTTGATCAGTTGAGGGGCCTCAAACCGCAGGCTGTTGACCCCGATGGACTTGATCTCGATGCCCGCTACATCCCGGTCGAGTCCATCGGCGTGCCCAGCCATCATCAGGCTGGGGCGGTACAGCGGCACCTCGTCGTAGCGAAGGAACTCCCGCTTAGCCCCGCACTTCTCACATTCCTGGGGAGCCGTATCGACCCAGGCGTACTTGCAGTCCATGCAATAAAAGACGCCCTTCAGCCGCCCCAGATCCCAGATACGGCTCTGCCACTTTTTGTGGATCTCCTTGCCCTCATCGAAGATCATCCGCATCTGCCAGTGGGTGACGGGGGCCTCCTTGTGAGGCTCCTGCCCGGCCAAGCGGTAGTAGCTAGCCCTGGGACACCATTCCGAGTGCGACATCTCCGAGGGATGCAGCACGTCGCTCCGCCGCCCGTCGTTGTCGTCTTTGGTCAATAAGGACCTTTGAACGTCGCCAAGGAGCCGGGTCTCTCGCTTGCTGGTTTCTAACAATGCGCGCAAGTTGGCGTCGATTACGGGACGGCGCTGCGGTGATGGCGATGATTTTT